ATCATCGAAGACGATGGTGGTGGTCACTTAGAGTTGTACTCCCTGGTGCTCTTTCTCGGCGGAGTCTTCTTAGTGGCTACCGTTCGGGCTATTCGGCCCGACGGTATCGGTTTACTGGCCGAAGCTGTCGGGCGTCCCCTTCCATTTTGCCGCCACCGGGTGGCATCGGTGGCTGGGGCGGATTGAGCTTGGCTTGCAGTTGAGCCTGTTGGGTCTGCATGTCGTTCTGCATCTGCATCTGCGTTGCCACCCCCGGCATTCCCGGGATCTGCGGTGGCTGCTCCGATGCGGCGTGCGGATTGTCGGGAGCTGGCATCGTGCCTTGCTGACGAATCCAGGAGAGCAATGTGTCGTCGGGAGTGATGAGCCCCGCTTGCACACACGCCGTGATGTAGACCGACAAGCTCTGAAGATCCGGAGCTTTCACATCCCCGTGCTTGAGCTTGGGGAGATTGTCCGTCGGCATCCCGTTCAGGTAAAAGAGCTTCGGTACCGCTCTGTCGTTGAACTGCGATGCGATGATGTCGAGCGTCACACCGATGGCGTTCCCGAACATCGTGGTCTTGTCCGATGCGAGTGCATAGGACCCGACACCTTCATGGCCCAACATGATGAAGTCGGTCATCATGCACATGGCGATCTCAGTTGCTTTCCGTTGGATCACACCACCGATGTCGAACTGGCGGTTCCCCGAGGCGGAGAGCAGAGTGAATTCGTACATCTTGTTCCCCAGCTCGTCGTACAACGCCGGGATGATGATGCCTTCGGCTTGGTCACGACGCACCTGAGAAACAAGCTGCTTCATGTCTTCGTACTGCTTCTTCTGGTCTTCCGTTGCTTCTGGGGACATGATCATGGGGTCCACCGTTGCCATCGGCAGTCCCGCCAAGTCACGCTCGATCCCGACACCCTCGATCTCTTCGAAACGGCGCTTGAAGTAGTACGGGCGGTAAGCAGAGCGGAGAATGGAGCGACCTTGCGGGTCATTCTTCTTGGCATTGGTGCGGAAGAGCAGACAGCGGGAGATCGGCACGAACGTGATCTCGTAGTCAGGGGGAGCTATCTGCCACATCCCCGTAATGCCACCGTCGTCATCGAAGCCCCAGCGAAGCAGAGTCTCCTGGGCACGGAGAGCGATCTTGCGCCATCCGATCTTGCCATCGTCGTACTTGCTGTTGTCACCCGCTGCGACAGCTTCGTCACTGTCGACCATGCCGTTCCGGCGCTTGAAGACCATCTCGTGGTACGCCCACCCGAACTGCAAGAACGTCAGGATCTCGGAGATGGTCTCCACCCAAGAAGTGCTCATGTCGTTGATGCACTCTTCGAGGAAGTTCTTCGCCGCCATGTCCTCGGCTGAATCGGTGACGGGATCGACGTACCAATCCGTTTGCCGGATCAGATACTCGATGGCGAGAAGCGATGCTCCAACGACCGGCTCGTTGTTGAACATGTCGGTGAAGACTTGGATGGACTCCCAAAAACTCAGATTCGGGAGGTAAGCATCATCCCCGGTCACATAGCCGGAGAACCGCTTCAGACCGGAAGCACCGATCTCAACGAAAGGACTCTGCACGGCCTGGTCTACAGCGTTCTGGTTGGAACGCAATTTAGACGGCAGCGGTTTCTGCCCGTTGCCGTTCACACCACCAGCTAGAGTCGCCATGCCTCAGAGAGTACCCCTCTGGTCTGGAAGTTTCTAACCTAACGACCAGCCCCAAAGAATGTCTGCTTCTTCTTGAGAGCAACTGGTCCGACGTTCTTAGGACGATGCAGGTTTTCCACCGGCCGGTTGGCCCATGCGAGCGCACCGGAGACGAAACTGTCCGGTGGGTGACCACCCGTCGTGAAAAGATCCTCGTTCGTCACGAACTTGTGATCCTTGTAGGCGTACTCGATCATCGGGTAGCGGATCTTGTGGTTCTCGATGGCTGCGATGTAGTCCACGAATGTATCGGTGCGAAGCTTGCCACGCAGATCCAGCCCGTTCACGACGTGCAACCGTTTTTCGACAGGGTTGACTTTGATGAAGTCATCGATCACATCACCGACACCGTTGGAGTCATGGGTGAACTTCCCGCCATAACGACGCCACTGGGCTTCTGCTCTCGCAACCGTTATCGGCCAGGGCACCTTTGTGAACTGCTTCCAGCTCACGCAAGTCCACGGGGCCGAATCGGTGCGGAATGTTGCCACGCAAGTGTTGTGCTGCTCTTTCGCCCAGTCGGCTGCCGTGATGTAGGGAGACAGTCTCGTCTGCTCGAACTGCGGATCTTCGCACGAGCAGATCGCACCGTCGTATCCGTTGTACGTGCCGAGCGATGCGTCAAACGCAAGCTCTACGCAATCGGTGTCGATGGCCCGGTCTTCGAAGCTCGGCTCTTGCAGGTCATACTCTGCTTCCCACATGGCATGGCTGATCTCGGTCCGCTTGCCTTCGATCTCTTCTTGTGTCAGCCATCCGTCAGATTCATTGGAAGTCTCTTTGTAGCAGTTGTGGACAAGCAGGCCGTTAGCTACGAACTCGTGCTGATCTTCGACACCGATATCCCAGACTTCGCATGGCTCTTGCGTTTCCGTCTTCACCATTGTAGAGTGGTGTGCATGGAAACCAAGTGCATAGAGTGGGATGGCGCTAAACGAGGTGGATACGCCATCAAACGTGTCAAACGCAACGGCAAGTGGACGACCACCAACGTCTGTAAGTTCATCATCGAATCGCTTCACGGACCGATACCCCGCACCATGCAACCCGACCATCTCTGCCGCAACGTCGGGTGCATCAGGTACGAGCATCTTGAACTCGTCCCCGCTTCCGTCAACAAGAAGAGAGCTTGGCGTCACCAAGTAAGAACTGAGACATGCCCCAACTGTGGTGGAAGTGATTGGTACATCCGGCCAGATCGAGGTCACAGAGAATGCCGAGTCTGCCGGAACCCAGCCAGTAGACGTGTGAAGAAGATGATCGGGCGTACAACGAAGCGTGTGGTTGTCGTCCGTCCTCAACTGGATCGTGGGTTTGATCCCCATATTCGTAACATGCTGGATGCGCTTCCACCCGTTCCTCGTAAGTACAAGGTCGTCACCCCTGAGACTCTGGATCGGTACATCGCCACGCTGAGTCATGATCAGTGAGTCCCGAGCGATGCACCACTTGTAGACACCCCAGCCTTTCTCCTTGGCCCGGCGAAGGATTTCCGTCATCGTGCCTTTCGGGTGCTGGTGCGTGGAAGACATGACGGTCTGGGTGAGTAGATGCGGTCTTCCGTTCATCCGCATCGGCTGCCCTTGAGCAGCTTCCAAGATCGGCAGCTCCATCTCGTCAATCTCATCCAGCCGGAGACGCAATGGGTGCGGACCTCGGACGGCGGTCTGAGATGCGGTGAGTGATCTGATCCACCCGCCGTTGGCAAGCTGGGTGTCGAACATCGTCGTCTTCCCGCCACCCTGCTCGATCATGTCTCGGGGAGCGTTGACACATGTCCAGCACATGTCGGTGTTGCGGTGAGCCATCTGAGACTGAGCGCCGGAACCGCCGAGAATCGTCACTCCGCATTGGAGACAGAGAGCTTCTGTGAGCGACAGAATCGCCAGGAGCATCGTCTTGCCGCCGAAACCACGGGATGCTTCCCAGACCGTTACACGGTGTCTCCCGTAGTACGCATCGGCAAACGCTTCGAAGGGGGCTACATGGTCAGGACAGACACGAGTTCTCGGAATACGGAATCCCCAGACCGCTTGCACAAACCACCACAGCTCTTCGTCTTTCTCTGCTTCCGACATCCCCGGCCGTGTGCCAGGCCAGCGTTCGAAGATTTTGGTATGGACAAGTGGCTCGTTCGTGTCAATGCTCATGTCATGCCCATTTTACGCAGTTTCTCCCGCTGATCACGAGCATCCCGGTTCTTGTGCATCTCATTCCCGAAGGGGTCAACCAGAACGATCTTCCACGGCAAGTTCGCTCTCTGAATCAGCTCTTCTTGCGCTTCTACCCCGTACAACAAAAACACTTCAGGCTTGCAATAATTCCAGATTAGCTCCAGCTCGTAGAAGAATTGCTTTGCTTTGTAAGGGGACTTGAGGAAGCTGTCCACTTTCTGCATCTGTCCGGAGATGACGGGAATGTGCTGCGGCATAGACGGGAGCACGTACTGGAGCAAAAAGTCCTCATCCGGCCAGGTGAAGTGGGGAACTAGCTTCACTCCCGCATCTTGCTGGAATCTTCCCATCCACCGCTGACGGTAGAGAGCCCAGAGCTGTTCAGCCCTCGGGCGGTCATCCCAGATCGAGAAGTCCGGTGCCATCGAGAATTTGATCCCGGCGTTGAGAAGCTTCGAGACCCAAAGATCTGGAGCGTTCCACGCATCTTCGAAGAACTCATCCCAGGTGAAGAAAGTCATGATCACGTGATCGGTGTAGCGCAACCCCCGGTCGTTCCCGGGACGCCAGACGAGCAACCAACCTTGTTCCCGATCCGGCCAGTCCGAGTACAGACTCGGGACGTAGCTCTTGTAGTTCTGCACAAGATCCGCCGTCTGCATCAACATGTCCTCCCGGATCATGGGGAGATCCATGTCCGTGACGGTCTGCTTCAGCGCCAGATAGTTCACATCCGCTTTCAGCTTCACGACCCCGCCGAGATCAACACTCGCCTCCATAAAGGGCTTTGTGTCTTCCACGGTCTTCGGTCTTGCGTCTGCGAGATGCGTTCCCCCGCCGATCTCTTTCATGCTTTCGTCTACGTCATCGAAAGTGACTTCGTGGGCTCCTGGTGCGAGCACGGGATGCAACAGCGCCTTGATCTTCTCCATCGGTACGTTCGATGATTCTTTGACTTTCCCGAGCAGCTTCCGGTCATCTTCCGTGTAGCCGGTCCCTCGCAAGTTCTTGACTTTGCTGAGAATGGCACCGAGAAGATCCGTGTCGTACTCGGCGGCATCGTTCGCCCGGTTGTCAATCAGGTTGATTTTGCGAGCGATCTCCGCATCAACGTCCACGTACACTACGTCGATTGTTTCCCACCCCATCGCCATTGCGGCCTTCAAGGTGTGGTTCCCAGCTAACACGTATCGAGT